GACCATACGACGAAGTCCTACAGTACGACCCGCAACTAATAGCCACGATTGAGGAGGAGCTAGCGAATGGCAATCTTTGAATCCGGTGTGAGTGGCCTTAACGAACTACTACGCGACTTCAAAGCCCTAGGCAAAGAGGCCGGCAAAGAACTACGGGCCGCCTCAAAGACAATTGCCGAGCGGCACATGGTGCCAGCTTGGAAAAATGCAGCTCTGAATTACGCCGGACCTTGGGGCGAGGATATTGCGGCTAGTGTCCGGGCCGGCTCCGATCGCTTGCCCAAAGTTATGATCGGCGGCAATAAAAAGGTGACTAGCGGCGGCGCCTCACCGACAATGCTACGTTACCCGTCAGACAAAGGTGATCGAGCACGGGCCGCTATGGGATCTCGTAACCGTATGCCGGCCGCGTTTGGATCCGGTACCGACTGGATCGGGCAAGCACGAAACTATCAGGAGCCGGCATTAGAGGAATGGTCTAGGGCAGTTGACCGTATAGCCCGTAAATGGCTGGTGATGTAATGGCTATTGCAGGCGGCAAGACTTTAACAATCTACCTAGCAGCGGATCTCAAGAAATTTAACAGCGGCCTAGCCCAGGCACAAGGCGGCCTCACCGGGTTCGCTGGATCCCTAAAAAACATGCTAGGGCCAGCTGCAATCGGTGCCGGTATTGCTATCGCTGGCCTAGCTACCAAAATGGCCGTCGACGGAGTAAATGCCGCCATGGCCGACGAGGAGGCTATGCGAAAACTAGCCCTCACCCTTGAAAACGTGGGCGTAGCACATGACACCCAAAAGGTTGAGGACTTTATCTCAGTATTGGAAAGATCCACAGGCGTAGCCGATGACGAACTACGACCCGCCTACGACCGTTTAATACGCTCAATCGGCGACACGGCAACCGCTAACGACATGCTTAAACTGTCTATGGACATTAGCGCCGGTACAGGTAAAAGTCTCCAAGCAGTCACCGAGGCACTCGGCAAAGCATACGACGGCAACATTAGCGGCCTATCACGTTTAGGCGCCGGCATCGACGCCTCAATTATCAAGTCCGGCAACATGCAAGCAATCACCCAGGCACTCTCAGACACGTTTAGCGGACAAGCCACAGAATCAGCCGACTCACTTACCGGCCGCATGAAAAGACTCAACCAGGCAGTCGACAACCTGGGCGAAGCATTCGGCAAAGGACTACTAACCGGCGTCGAATCAGCGACCGACGGCACGGACGGCCTTGTACAATCCATGAAAGACTTAGAGGACGAAGCCACGTTAGCCGGCTCGACCTTGTCAATAGTAGGCACGGAAGCTTTCAAAGCCGGAGGAAAATTTTTAACCGCCTACACTAATATATTAAGTTTTATAAAAGGTCTACAAAGTTCAGACGACTTAGGAATACGCCTACTATCGACATTTAACCCACTAGGCGCGGCAGCATTGTTACTCGGTGATGACCTTGACGAAGCCGCAGACTCGGCCGACGCCGCAGCAAAAGCCGTAGGACTAACAGCCTATGAGGCACGCAACGCCGTGCCACAATGGAACAATTTAACCGGCGCGGTACGCATGAGCACCGATGAGTACCTGGCTTACCTTAACGCCCACTCGGTGGGTAATTCAATCCTAAAAGCCGCCAACAAAGATTATCAAGATTTAGCCGCCCGACAAAAGCAAGTAAACACATACATCGGCGAATACACGCTTGACCAGGAAAATGCGGCTAACGCAACGAGCGGGACAAGCTCCGAGATCGACAAACTTACAAAAAATCAGAAAGCCCTCATCGGTGCCTACGAGACAGGCAGCGAAGCCCTAAAAAACAACCGCGCCGACCTTGCATTTTTTACCGGCGAACTACAAAAAGCCACCGACGCAATAGACAACTTTACGACCGGAATGCAAGCTAACCTAATGGCCGGCGTAAACCTAGGCTCAGCATTCGCTGGACAATTTGACGAGGCCGGCCAACGAACCGGAGCTAGCCTGCTCGACGGGTTTAACAAACAAATAGACCAGGCAAACTATTTTGGAAACGTACTAACCGCTATTAAAGCCCAAGGGGCCGACACTCGACTCATCGAGCAAATAGCAGGCCTAGGACCAGAAGTCGGGGCTCAGTTGGGTCAGCAAATGCTCGACGAGGGACTCGTACCAACACTAAACGACAAGTTTCTCGGCGTACAAGAAACCACAAAAACTCTAGCCATGGGCCTAGTCCCCGAGTTTCTGCTAGCCGGCCAAGAATCAGCACTAACAATGATCGACGCCATATCCGAACAAATGGCAAAAGACGTAAACCGGCTAGCGCGAATAGGCAAGAAAATAGCGCAACCTGTAGGCGCAGCATTTAGGGCCGAACTTATGGCCGATGTAGCCGCAGCTCTACGGGAAGTCGAGGCAGCCGGTACAGCTGGTCGAGCCGAAGCAGTAGCCAACGCCTCACAGAGACAAATAGCCCTCACCAATACGGCCGTAGCCCAGGCATTACAGAATCTCATTAGGTCAGCCGACGCTCGTAACGGGGCCGCGATTACGCCGGTGCTAGGGTGATAAGCCAAATCCTGCTCAATGACGTACCGCTCGACCTTGATACGGTCGAGTACCAGGTACAGATCCAGCACGGCCGCGCCGACGTCACAGCCAACCCGCAGCCCTCAAACTGTCAGATTATTATTCGAGGCTCAATAGGTGTCGATGTCGAGATCTCCGACGAGCTGGTAATTAAAGCCTATGGGTTCCACAGGTTTACGGGTCAAGTATCCGACGTAAGCGTAACCCACCTATCGGCCGACCCACCCGTAGCAGTATCCACATTAACGGGCATCGGGGAACTATCGCGGGTCGGATTTACCGAAGTCGGGGCAAGTGGCTACCCCGAGCAAACAGTCTCACAGCGCGTCGAGGAGGTACTAACCGCCGTTGGTCTGCCTTACCTAAATGGGGCCGACTCAGTAACAACCCTAGCCGCAATAACCGGCGGAGATATTACCGCAACGGACGCATTAAGCGAACTAGCACAATTAGCCGAGCGCAACGGCGGCACATACTTTGACGATCCCTACGGCCGTATCGTATTCGAGTCATACGGTGATCGAGGCAGCACCACATTTGCCGGCGCCTGGTCAGCGCAATTTGGCACATGGGCAGACGCCACCACGGACTGGGATAGTTACCCGGTAAATATGTCCTCTACCCTTGTACCCGATGACGGGATCATATTTACCCCAACGTGGGCTAAAACGCGGCAATCGCTCGTAAACTCTGTCACAGTCTTAGGGCACAATGAAACCCACGAATTTACGCAAACCGACGCCACCTCAATTGCCGCCTACGGTTTACGCGAATACCGCCTGCAGACCGACATTAAAGGCGCAGCCGACGTAATTGAGCGAGCAGGTAACATCATTACAGCTCAGTCTAACCCGCTCTGGAATCTAGGGTCGATAAGTATTATGGTGCAGAACCTTGACGAGCCGACCCGCGACAAAGTAATGGAGCTGGTTAGCGGTATGGAAGTGTCTATCTTAAACTTGCCTCAACCGGCCCCAGAGGCCCAATTTGCGGGCATTGTCGAGGGTTGGGGCGAGGTTTATACACCAGGTGAACACATTCTTACCTTGTCACTTTCCGACCCGCGTTTTAGTTTTGAGACTTTAACGTGGGGAGAGGTCTACACAGATATACAATGGAATGACGTATTTAATACGGCCATGTGGTTCGAAATAGTTTCTAATGGTTCATTAAGCGCAGCATAGGAGAAATGAAATGGCATTAACACCTGAAGGATCTCCGTATGTGGAGGCGTCCGACCTTGTCGCCGATTACCCGGCAACCTCACTCGCCTTGGCTAACCGAGTAGACCTAGTCGGTGTACTACCGTTTGCTACATCGGCGGCTAGGGCCACGGCAATACCGACCCCGACAGACGGACAATTTACTTACTTACAGGACACAAACTCAACCGAGTTTTACAACGGGTCAGCTTTTCAAGCATTAGCCGGTGGTAAAATTTTGCAAGTAATTAGAGCGACAGATGTCACGGAGCGGACTACAACAAGTACGAGTTACGTTGATGTTACCGGCATGACGGTAACGATTACGCCAACAAAAAACACTAGTTATCTTTTTATTATCGCAACGTTTTTGGGTGGCAATAATGCTGGTTTGCAGGGCTTAAGACTAACAACTAGCGGTGCTACTCCGTTGTCGGGTGCAGAAGATTTTAGTAACGGGGCAAATGTAAGTCCGTCAAATTTTAGGAATCCGATAGTTTTATGGGGTTACAATGCTCCGGCAACTACAAGCGCAGTTACATATAAACTGCAACAAAAATTAGTCTCAGGCACGGGAACTCTGGCAGTAGTACAAAATCAGAATGCGACGGGGCAAATGTATGCAATAGAGGTGGGAGCATGATAACGACTCAGGAAGCAGTAATTAGCCTACGTCCTGGCATTGAGTGGAGTATGGACGGTGACGACGTCGAAAACATAACTTGGCACACTCCAGACGTAGAGCCACTAACAACCGCCGAAGTAACCGCCGAAATAAAACGGCTAGAAAAAGCCGAAACGGACAAACTAAAAGCGGATAACAAAGCCAGAGAAGCCGCAATCGCACACGCTAAATCCCTTGGATTTACCGACGCCATGATAGCCGTCATGTACCCCAACCTAGGAGCATAAATGTCACAAATTGACGAAGAACTACACGTAGACACGCCACCAGAGGTCGAGGAAAAGCCAAAGAAAAAAGCGGCTAAGCCTGCAATAGCCAGCGACACGGAGCGGGCACGTGCCGCAGTCCGAGCCAAGCTAGCCAAATGAGCCTAGCGGATTACGTCGGATTAGTCGCCACGGTCCTAGCCATACTTGGCATTATGGGCGGCGGCTTAATTTGGCTTGTCCGTAACGTAGTCCGCGACGAAATTGCTAAAGCCACGCTCTCAATACAGCCTGGCTACCGTAACGGCGGCCAATCACTCGCCGACTTATCCCACAAAGTCGATCGACTTATTGAGCATGTAAAAATGGATACTAAATGAAAAAATGGCTAGCAAACACTTGGGAAGGCTCAATCGTCAAAATAACGGCCGGAGCCGCACTCGGTGCTATCGCGTCCTGGCTAATGACTTCCGACGTACACCCGCTAATTGTGGCAATTGGTGCAGCCGTGATACCCGTAATTATTAACGCGCTAAATGGTGCAGACCCACGCTATGGGGTGAAAAGTGGCAAAACTCTGTAAAGGTGGCGTACAGCTGCGAAATCAGATCGACCGACGCTGGCCTAAACGCGACAAGCAATCGGACGGCTGGATCGGTGACGAGGCACACTCGTCTCGCGAGTCAGACCACAATCCAAGCGGAGCCGACCAAATTGTTAGGGCCATTGACATAGACGAAAACCTAGGCACTTTTTCAGGTGGCGGCACGGCTAGAGTTTTGGCTAATCAGTTGATAGATTACGCCGGGTCAGGTTTACCGGGATCTAATCGCCTTAAATATGTCGTGTACGAAAACCGCATATCGTCGGGGACGTACCGTAAAACTTGGTGGAAATGGCGTCACGGCGAATGGAAACACGAAGCCCATATCCATGTCTCATTTACAAGCTACGCCGACCGCGACGGCTCAATATATCCCCTGCCTATCTTGGCTCAATCGCCTCTTACTAAAGCCAGGTGGACACGCGAACTCGCAAAAGCACGTAAAACAAGCAAATAGCCGGTAGTCTAAAACCCTACACAAAGGGGAACACATGACCGAATATATTAAGCCAGGCGAAGCCGCCGAACTATTAGGAGTCTCCAGAGATTCTATTAGGCGTTACGTCGATAACGGCCAGATCGACGGAATCACGACACCGGGAGGCCAACGGCGGATCGACCGCCAAAGCCTTGACGAGATCATCGGTAAGCGGGTGCGAATCTCTAGCACGGTAACAATAATCGAGGCCGAATGATAGCCGAGATCCTCGTATGTGCCGCCATGATTACGGCCCCCGCATGCGTAGCACACTCGACAGCTGCAGAGGACTGGAAAGGCTACGAGCCCAGCCTGTACACGGGTCAACATTATGACAGCAAATGGGCACAAGTTCGCAAGTGCATAATGCACAGGGAGTCCCGCTATAACTATAGAGCTCGCAGCACCATATCGACTGCAAGCGGCGCCTACCAGTTCCTAGATAGTCAATGGCGTATAAGCCTAACTCACATGATGATACAAGAATCTAAAGCCACAGCCGACGGCCTTATCGAGGACATTAAAGACCTACGCGAGAAGCCAATACAGGAATGGAATCGTTACTACCAAGACCGAGCATTCTTTACCGCCTGGGATAACGGACGGGGGGCCGACCATTGGAACCAAACGCGCCACGGGTGCTAAACGCCACCTACCACAGTTTCGAACTTGACGACCTAAATATACCTGGACAACTGCTAGTCACAATACGGGACGGTAAGCCGACCCTCGCATATCGACGCACAATGTCCCACCGCTGGAGTGCCGAGATTATGCCAAACACGCCCGAAACTACTTAAAGTGCTTGACAATGTCAGACCGACTAACCAAGGTTAGCCAACAAAGGAAAAGGGGAACAATGCAAAA